TGATGTATACCACTCGTAAGCATTCTCTAATGCAGTGGATGACATAGCATCTTGCTCAGAATGTGGGTCATCAATTATTAATAAGTCAGCACCCCGTCCGGTGATGGCACCGCCAACTCCAGCTGCAAAATATTCTCCGCCCTGTGCTGTCTCCCACCTACCGGCTGCTTGAGAATCTTCTTGTAATTTTGTAACAAAAATTTTTTTATATTCTTCGCTATCAATTAAATGTTTTGCCTTACGACCAAACCTGATTGCAAGTTCTCCTGTGTGGGTTGCTTGAATGATCTTGAGTTTTGGATTACGGCCCACCATCCACGCTGGCAGTAAGTGAGAGGCAAATTCTGATTTAGTATGCCTAGGTGGCATATTTATAATTAATCTATTTATTTCACCAGTTGCCAATTCATTAAATTTTTTTGCAATATGTCTATGGTGTGATCCTTCAATGAACTCTGGCCAAACGCATTTTACAAAAGAAAGAAAGTCATCTTTGGCTTTTGCTTGTATCTTTCGTTCAGCATACATAACCTGCAGTTTTAAAAAATCTTTTTTAACGTCTGAGGGAAGTCTACTTATATCTACTTTATTTAAATCCATAAAAAAATTTTTAAAATTTTTTGCACCCTTATAGAATGTTTAATAAGTTTTTAACACCCCCACCCCTCTAAATCAAGCAATACAACCTAAAGTAGTGGGACCCCTTTTTACATAAAAGGGGGTATGGGTCCTTGGTCCGTAGCTATTTTGGTAATGGGTCTGGTACCTCTATTGGAGGACCGAGGCCCGAAGGGCCGAGGTAAGCAGCGCCCCGCAGGGGCGCTACAACCTATGGTTGCTAGTCTAGTAATGTCATAAATGCAGGTGGGTTAAGCCTGCTAAACTTATCCAATTGTTTTTGCATAAATGTATAATTCTCTGTTAACTCAGCTAACTTAATAGATAAGTAAAGTTTATTCTCTTCTTCAGTTAACATTGCTGATTGACCTGAGAAGGGGTTAGTAACTTGTATTTTAGTTGTCATGTTTATCACCTCCGTTGTGTAGTTTATATAACTTACGATCGTAATGTCTTTCCATTATTGTTGCCACGATGAATAGAACAAACCCTGTCACCATGAGCCCTATTCCGATGTATACTAGTGCATTCATATTATATCCTTTCTATATCCTTTATAGTCCTATAAACATATTATGTCAAGGCAAATACCAATATAAAAACACTCCGCCAAGTATAAGTGCTATTATATATTCAACCTCCATTAACTAACCTTTCTTTTGTAAGTGATCTTAGGATTAATACAAGTTGTATATCTCTCTAATACTGTATCCCAAAAGCACATATATTTTTTGCCGTCAGTTTCCCACACCCTACAACCGTCCTCGTTTAAGTTACCAACTCTAAAGATTGTTTTGTTATACTTTTTAGCAAACCAAGAAACTATAAAGTCTGTTTTATTTAGTGTCTCTATCATCTGTATCCTTTCTATTTATACTTGGTATCCTACTATAAATAGGATACCAAGTCAAGTTCTTTACTGACCTATTTGTTGTATCTTAGAGGTATCAACAACCCACGCAATGCCAATCTTCTTAGTTGTGTTATCTAAAGACTTAATCAATTCTTCAGGTGTTCCAGCTTCCATAACTGTGTCAATAGAATGTTGTTTTAATTTTTCTAGTTGATTTAGTTTTTGTCCTTCTGGTCTTCTTCTTATTTCAGCTTCAACCAAATCTTCCGCCCAGTCTCTAAGCTGTTCCTCACAGTCTCTAATACCAAACTTTTCTTCATTTCTTAGATTATAGTTAAGAGTTTTATCGCTGTCTTGTTTTGCTTTCTTCTCAAAAAAAGTTTTAGCACTAGCTTTAGCTTTCTCAAACATGGCTTCGGCTTCTCTAAGACTGTTTAATATTTTGTCAGCGCCCATTTTTTTTGCAAGTTTGCCTACTACTTTATTAGTTGCTTCGGTCTTATATTGTTTTACCAACAGTTCTTGTTCTTTAATCAAAGGTTCAAAGTTTCTTTTCACCTTTTCTTTAAAGTGATCTAACTGGTATTTAGTCATTGTTTTTGCCATTGTGTATCCTTTCTAGTTATTATTAATAGTCCTATAATATCCTATTGACATAAGTTTGTCAACTGATATAGTAACAATATGAAAGATATAGTTTTTAGTATAGATGATGAAGGTAATATGGCAGTCATTACAAGTGAAAGAATAAAGGAAGATATTAAACTTGGATTACGTTGTCCTATTTGTGAAGAGTTCACAAATTATTACGAATGGGCAAAACCAAAAGTTGCTTGTATTGATTGTGGGGTAGAAGAATAAAACTTGAGCCCGTACCTATTCGGATGTCAACTCTCAAAAATAGGTACGGGGTCAAGTTATTAATACCCAAAGCCACATGCGAGCGGGGTGTGAAGAGCTTGACCAAACTTGAGCCCTGATCCAGTGAATCTAGGGCGCTATGTCGTATCCGGACTATGCATTGGATCTGGGGTCAAGTAAGGATGCCAAAACCTGTTCTAGACATAGGCTCGAACCGCATCTACTTGACCAAACTTGAGCCGTGACTACTGTGAGATTGTTCTCACTTGCGAGACATCACTTAAATGTGGTTGTAAATAGAAGGTGCATCTTGCTTGCAGTAGTCTCGGGTCAAGCTCCAAGCTCCAAGCAATAATAATACTTGACATCACCATAGGATAGTATAGGATGGTGATATCCCGTTTGCTGGTATCCGGATTTAAAACTCAAACCAGCACTGATGTGTAGTCACCTTAAAAGAGGTGGCATCAGTAACGCCAAACCCCGGTAGGAATAGCTGCATAGTTCAGCTCCATGTACCGGGACAAGGCACAACAGAAAGGATACAAATGAAAAAACTAAAAGATGTTATATATTTAAAGTCGGATGCAATTGTTTTAAACAATGATCAAATAGATCCATTTGAAAATTTAATTGGTGATATAAACGACCAACTAGAAAAAAAGGGTATATCGCTTTGTTATTGTTACGATAAATTAAAAAACAATAAAGCTAAAATACATGGCTGGGACCTAAGACCCAAGCTCCAAGCATCAAGCTCCAAGCATCAAGCTTGACAGATGGTGAAGGATAACATAGGATATCACCTATTAATAGAAAGGAAGATATGAAAGTAAAAGAACTAATAAAAGAACTAAATAAACACAATCTTAATAAAGATGTGGTTGTTTATTCTAATGAAAAAACTTTAAAAAACTATGAATTTTTAAGAACTTATGAGAATGAGGGTCAAGTAGAAATTCATATAGATGAGGGTATAAATTTATGAAAACAAGTGAAGCTCTAAAATTAGTTGGAGGTTTGAGCAAACCTTCTAAGATGCCCGGCTGGGCGTATGGTATACCTGCGAAGGAATGCAAAACAGGATCTAAACTAGTTAAGATCCAAGGCAGCACCTGCGAAGGTTGTTACGCTCTCAAAGGTTGTTACGTTTTTAAAGTAGTGCAGGATGCACAATATCGAAGGCTGGCCAGCATCAAGCATGATCTATGGACCGGAGCAATGGCCCTTCTTATCAATAGTAAAAAATCAAAAGTATTTAGATGGCACGATTCAGGCGATGTACAAGACGAAGCTCACCTGATCAAGATCTTTGCCGTGTGTAATTTAACACCTAACACCCGTCACTGGTTACCGACTCGCGAAGCATGGATCAAAAAGTTCCTGCCACAATGTCCGCAAAATTTAGTTATAAGATTCTCTGCACCGATGGTTGACCAGGCTGCAACAGCTTCATGGCCAAACACTAGCACCGTAGTAACAATTGGTGCCACGTGCCCGGCACCAAAGCAAGACAATGAATGTAAAGATTGTAGAAACTGCTGGGATCCTGAAGTTAAGAATGTAGCATATGGCCAGCACTAGAAACCGTAAATCACAATTTCAATTAGATATTCAGTATCACCACAATCAGTGGTGCATGGACAATGGTTATCCGGTCAATAGCTACAAGCCTCAAGCAGGTAGACCTAAAGCTACAAGCTTCAAGCACCAAGGTTCTCGAGCGTCAAGCCTATGTTGTCAAACTTCTCAGCAATAGCTTCAAGCGTCAAGCTATAATCCTCAAGCTTCAAGCTACAAGCTGCAAGCTCCTCGATCATTGAACCAGGGACCAAGTGAAAAAGTTTATCGGACCTCGGACCAAGGGTCTGGATGCAGATAAATGTATTGTTAGGGTGTCTTACATGCCACGCAATTTGATGTGGACTTAGTCGGACAGAATCACCTTTTGCTATCTTAAATTCTACAGTAAAAAAATGATTTCTTTTGTTGTAACAGAGCGCATCTGGCATACCTTGAACACTTAAATTTTCAATCCTATTGTAGATAATATTAGGT